ATCTGAGTACAGAATTGAGGTCAGACGATTGCGCCGTAAATTAATGCGTAGCCGTCAGGTACAGAGCTCTACGTATTATAGATTTTAAGGGCCTTACGTATGAGAACTCAGCGCTGTACGAGATGCAATAAGAGGCTAAAAGGCCCCTACCATTATTGGAGCTTTACGACAGGCGCACCGCGCGCCGTGTGTAAAAAATGTAAAGAAATACATCAACCCGTAAAACAAAGGAGAATAGTATGCCAAAAATAAACATTACAAAATCGGCAGTTCGTGACTTTGTCCGTAGTGAATATTTGAAAAGGTATGAGCCTTTGAAAAACGCACGAACAGAAGCTTTGCGAAACGCCGTAGAAGCAAGCTCTCTATTTGTAAAATTTAAAGATTTATTATCTTCTGCAGAATCGGTTGCAAACGCGCTAGAAAAAGCAGGTTACGGCTCGACATTCAAACAAAGTCTTGTCTCTTGTGATGTGATGTTAAACCGTATGGTAAGCAATTTGTGGACGGCGCGAATTGATAGCCCAAAAGATGAGATTAAATTACTCTATACAATTGCAAAACCGTATGATGAAAAACTTGAAAAGTTAGAGAACGCTTATCAATCTGCGCGTCGTGTTATCGATGCCGCACCTGGAGGTAAAGCAGCTGCCGATATTTTAAAATCATCAGGACTTGACTTTTATGAGTGGCAAAATACTGACAAGGGATCAACATTAGATTTAAGTGCGCTGAAGGGCGGTGATTAAATTGCGAGATTGTACGACGTGCCCAAATAAAGATTACTGCATTCCTGATGAATGCTTAGGCACAAAAAAAATGCCCTCACGCACGGCAATGCGTAAAGGGCACATAGAAAAATATCCATTTAAAGTATATCACATCGTTAAACCGAAAGGAAATAAAACAATGATCGAGTTAAAAATCACAGTAGACAAAGCAGTTGAATTAGAACAAGAAGTGAAAGACCTTTACCAATCCATCGTAGGCGTTCCTGTTAAAGAAGTAGAACCTGCGAACTGGACAACTAATGATGTTAAACCAGTTAATGCGGAACCTGCTAAGAAGGAAACACCTAAAGCTGAGAAACCTGCTAAAGTAGAAACTCCTAAAACGGAGGAACCTAAAGCAGAAGAACCAGTTAAGAAAGAAGTTCCTAGCCTCGAGGCAACTCGTGAAGCAGTGAAAGACGTAATGGCAAAAGCCGCTGATAAAACGAAAGCAAAAGGCGAATTCAAAGCCTTCTTAGATAGCATCGGTGCTGAAAAGGTAACATCTGCTACCGATGAACAACGTATTCAAATTATGGAATGGGTGAACAGCCGTGGCTAAGAAGCACGCCCTACTAGGTGCATCAAGTAGTGCCAGGTGGCTCGTGTGTACGCCATCGGCAAGATTAGAAGCGATGTTCCCTGATGAGCAATCGCCCTATGCTGCGGAAGGTACGGTAGCACACGACCTGGCAGAATCAATCCTGCGCCATAAGCTGGAGGGCAAAAAAGCGCCTAAGCTTGATGACTACTCTACTGAAATGATAGAAGCCGTTAACCGATATGTTGACATCTGCGAAGAAAAGGTGAACGAGGCTCGCGCCCGTTCATCTGATGCGGAAGCCATGATTGAAGCACGGCTCGACTTCTCTAGGTGGGTACCTGATGGCTTTGGTACAGGCGATATGGTAATCGTAGCGGACGGCATACTGGAAGTGATTGACCTGAAGTATGGTAAGGGCGTTCCAGTGAGTGCTATTGAAAACACACAAATGAGGCTCTACGCGTTGGGTGCTTATGATGTGAACGAGTTCCTGTATGACGTTAAATCGGTCCGTATGACCATCGTTCAGCCAAGGCTCGATAGTGTGTCTACAGATGAAAGGGCACTTGAGGAACTGCTTGATTGGGGCGAAGAAATCAAACCAATCGCACAACGTGCCTTTAACGGCGAGGGCGAATGCACGCCTTGCGATTACTGTAACTTTTGTAAAGCACGGCACACCTGCCGGGCATTGGCTGATACTTGCCTTACTGCTTTTTATAAGGATGGGGGCAAGCTCAATCAATTACTTACTGACAGTGAAGTATCTGACATCTTGGCGATGAAAGACTTAATCACAAAATGGATTAAAGGTGTTTACGACTTCGCATATGAGAAAGCCTTATCGGGCGAAAAGCAATGGCCTGGATACAAATTAGTAGAAGGTACATCAAGACGTACCATAACGGATCCAGAGGCAGCGGCTAAAACATTACTCGATAATGGCTACAAAGAAGAAGACATCTTTAAGCCACGTGAGCTCGAAGGTATCACGAATCTGCAAAAGGTTCTTGGTAAAAAGGGCATCGCAGAATACTTAGAGGCGTATATCGACAAGCCCGAAGGCAAGCCTACACTTGTACCGGACAGCGATAAACGCCCTGCAATTAACACAGTTGAAACAATGATGAATGAATTTGATGATGAGGTATAAACATGATTAATAAAACAGTAACAGCGGTACTCGCGATTTCCGCGCTGGCTGTCAATGTAGCCGGCGCAACTAGCAATAATACGGTAGGTGGTACAAATAATACCATATCTACGAATTCTACTAGCTCAGCAGTATGGGGCTTCCAAAATAACATCGACGCAAATAATGCGCTAGCCTTTGGCGCTAACAATTCTGTAACTGGTGAAAACGGTTTTGCTGGTGGCAATAATGCCACTGCAGCAGGTCGTAACTCCTTCGCCTTCGGCTCTCACGCTGAGAGCTTGGTGGAGTACACCATCGCCATTGGTAACCAAGCCAGAACGGCATCATATGATAGCGTTGCTATCGGTAATGGCGCGTTCGTATCGGGTGAAAGCTCCGTGGCCTTTGGCCGTTCCAACAACGTGACAGGTGAAAATTCCGTCGCGGTTGGTGCTAACAACGGCACAGTAGCTGGTGGACAGTCGGCCGTAGTAGGGTACAGCAACAAGATAGGGCCCCAAAAGGAGCAGTTAGTATTCGGCGCAAACTCAGAGTCCAATGGACAAGGAGCGCTCGTGTTCGGCACACACGCTAAGTCCTTAGCAACTGACGCCGTTGCATTCGGGAATAACACCTTAGCAGATCGTGCAAATTCCGTTGCTATCGGCACCAACGCGGTGACCGATGATGCGGTAGGTGTTGACGGTGTAGACCTTAACGGTACGCGTCACATCTTCGCAGGCGAGCAACCTGGCGCAGTGGTATCCTTTGGTGCTAAAGCTCGTACAGGTGCAGGCGGCGTGGCTCAGTATAACCGTCAGCTCCAAAACGTGAGCGCCGGCAGAGTGGAAGCTGACAGTTTGGACGCGGTTAACGGAAGTCAACTCTTTGCAGCTTATGATGAGATTAATACATTAGGTGCAAAGGTGAGTACTAATACATCTGACATCAGCGCGCTTCAAGGCACATCAGCTAACCATGAAGGCCGAATTACGGCGCTTGAACAACGTACCTATAATATGGCCGGTGAAATTAACAACCGCATCAATGCAACCGAACAACGCATTAATAAATTGGGTGCATCTAGTGCAGCATTAGCTGGGCTCCATCCTTTGGAGTTCAACAGAAATGACAAGGTAAGCTACGCAGTCAGCTATGGCCACTACCGTAATAGCAACGCAGTAGCCCTTGGGGCGTTTATCCGTCCGAATGAACGATTGATGATTGGAGTAGGTGCCGCCCTTGGCGCTGAAAATCAGTACAATGTAAGCGTTTCTTTTAAAACAGGAAAGGGCGCAGACTACGTAGCGGAAGCCAAGGATGCGCAAAGCCGTATCTCTAAGCTAGAAGCATTAGTAGCGAAGCTAATGGCGGAGGTTGAAAAATGACCTCTGTACGAGCTATCGCTATAGAGCTTCATGAACGGGGGCATTACCTCGACGAGCTTTACCAAATTACTATTGCCTATGCCACTAGCTTATACACGCGATATTGTACGGTAGATGCTAGATGCGACGAGATAGAACTTAGATATCAAACGGAAGAGGAGTTAGACCCGTATGAGTATCCTTGGCTTGAGGATGAGGAGTGGGACCGACTCGATGATGAACGTTCTGATATCGAAAATGAATTAGATGAATTGTTTAATACAGTAATAGGGTTTGATTATGAACAAGACCCATTTAAGAAATAAGGAGACAGTATCATGGCTAAATTAACAACTGGTGTAGTAAGACTTTCTTATGCAAATATCGCTTCCCCTCGTAAAAACGACGACGGCAAAGCAAAATATAGTTCCCAAATCATTATCGATAAAACAGATAAAAAGACAATCAAAGCTTTTGAACGTGCGATTGAAGAACTTAAAGCGGATCCGAAAGCAGTAGCTAAGGTAGAAGGTAAAGCAGCATACCTTAAATTGAACTTACGTGATGGCGATACCGACGAAGCAGTAGTTGACCAACCTGAAACATACGCTGGTAAATATTTCATTAACGCTAACAGCGATAAGCAACCTATCGTGTTTACTCGCGACAAAATCAAAATGGATGACTTCGACATCGAAGAAGAAATCTACTCTGGTGTATATGCACAAGTTGCACTTTCCGTTTTTGCTTACAACTTCAACGGTAAGAAAGGCGTAGGCTTTGGCCTAAATGGTATCCGCAAAGTTAAAGATGGCGAACGCCTAGGTGGTGTGCATGTATCTGCTAATGACTTTGGCGATGACGATTTAGGCGACCTAGATGATGACGACGATTTAATCTAAGGAGGCAATTATGGAGCTCAGTATTGATGTGGAAACCTATTGCGCCTGCCCTATTAAATATGGGGCGCAGCGATACGTTGACGATAAGACATTTGAAATACTGCTCTTTGCCTATAGCTTTGATAATGAACCCGTCGAAGTAATTGATATGACAAAGGATCCACTACCCGAAAGGGTGGTGGACGCTTTGTATAATAAGGAAATTACAAAGACCGCGTTCAATGCCGCATTTGAAATGCTATGCCTTAAAAAGTACTTTCCTGATGCGGACTATACGAATTGGGAATGTACCTCTGTGTTAGCGTTATACTGCAGTCTACCGGCAAGCCTTGATAATGTGTCTAAGGCTTTGAAATTAGGAGAAGCCAAGGATTCACGAGGTAAACGATTGATTCAATTCTTTTCCGTTCCACGTAAGCCTACTAAGACAAATCCTAAGACACGGAATATGCCGGAGGATGCGCCTGACAAATGGGCGGAATTTATTGAATACAACCGGCAGGACGTAGTGGTTGAAAAGGCCATTCGTAAACGCTTGCTTTCATTGAAACCGCCTGTCATTGAACATGAATATTGGCTACTAGATCAAGACATTAACTGGAGAGGTGTAAAAGTAGATATGGACCTCGTCGATGCAGCGCTTCAATGTAACGATGAAATAGTGGAAAAGGCCACCGCATCATCGGCACGACTAACAGGGCTAGATAACCCCAATAGTACGTTGCAACTTAAGGATTGGTTATCGAATCGCCTTGGCTATGAAGTCGAAACTATGCGAAAAGATGATGTATTAAATCTACTGTCACAGGATATCCCTTCCGATGTGCGCACCGTGCTGAAGAATAGACAAGTCCTAGGCAACTCTTCCATTAAAAAGTACTTGGCCATGAAAAACGCCGTATGTTCCGATGGGCGTATCCACGGCATGCTTCAGTTTTACGGAGCCATGAGAAGCGGACGATGGGCGGGGCGTGTAGTGCAACTACAGAACCTCCCTCGTAATTACCTAGAAGATTTAGACACAGCCAGGGAAGTTCTTAAAAGTAGAGATGTAGAATTGCTAGACCTACTTTATGGAAACCCTGGTGATGTGATTAAACAACTCATTCGTACGGCTCTCGTAGCAGAGGAAGGCCACCGCTTTATAGTAGCTGATTTCAGTGCTATTGAAGCCCGTGTTATCGCCTGGCTCGCTCACGAGCAGTGGCGTCAGGATGTATTCGCGCAAGGTGGCGACATCTACTGTGCCTCCGCATCTAGCATGTTCCACGTACCAGTCGAGAAGCACGGCGTCAATGGGCACCTTCGCCAAAAGGGTAAGGTTGCAGAATTGGCACTGGGCTATGGTGGTGGCGTAGGGGCCATGAAATCGATGGACTCAAAAGGGGAAATTCCAGAATCCGAACTTCCCGGTATCATCGAAGCATGGAGAAGGGCCAGTCCACGAATTACGAGATTTTGGAAAGATGCAGATACTGCAGCTAAGAAAGTTGTAAAGACGGGCGAACCTGTACGAATTAGGCAAGGTAATATTCGATTCTTTAAATCAAAAGGGTTTATGTTTATCGAATTACCGTCCGGACGTAGACTTGCTTATGCAAGACCTAGAATAGGGCTCAACCGGTTCGGTAGTGAATCGATTGAGTACGATGGCATGGATCAGGTTAAAAATACTTGGGGCAGAGTTGAAACCTACGGCGGAAAGCTCGTCGAAAACATTGTGCAAGCCGTTGCAAGAGATTGCCTAGCCGCATCAATGTTAAGACTGGCAAAAGCTGGTTATAAAATTGTAGCCCATATCCACGACGAAGTGGTTATCGAAGCACCTATAGGTGAAGGCAGTTTAGATGAAGTCATAGACATTATGTGTAAACCTGAGCCCTGGAATGAGGGCCTTATATTAAATGCAGCGGGGTTTGAAAACCCGTATTATATGAAAGACTAGGAGGAAGTCATTATGATTAACAAAGAACAAATTAAACAACAACGCGAAGCCATTGACAGCTTATATGAATTAGTAAAAAACGCACCTGCTAGCGAACGTAAAGACGCAGCTATGGCGTACTGCGAAGGTTGTATCGCTGCTTGTGATTTAGGGCTTAAAGTACTCAACGGTAAAAAAGCAGAGCCCGCAAAGACTGAAGAAACGCCAGCCGTAGATGACGCTCCTAAAGTAGAAGAGCAACCCGCTGAAAAACCTAAGCGTAAGCGTACTACTAAAAAGAAAGCTCCTGTAGAGGAAGTCCTTCCTGTTGAAGATGCTCCTGTAGTTGATGAAGAAGACGATTTAGACGAGTTGTTATAAGAAAGAGGTTAGCGCCTTATGAAGGTATTATTTAGTTTGTCAGTCAAAAAGCTGTATGACCTAGTACGGCGCAAGCAAGTGAACTCTTGGTCACCTGCTGTACATTACCACGTAGATTGCGGGCAATCCTTTGCCTGCTTGTGGCCCTCCGTATCTTCGGGGATGGGTAAAATCGTAGACCCGTATATGTCAAATGAGTTTTATTGCCCGCAATGTGGTGAACTCATTCACACAAACGATGATTGTGTTGCTGAGGTTTCGAGTAATGACAATATTCCGCTTGATATTGAACTTTCAATCATTGATAGAGGATCAATATTAGACGTTAAATTCGACTACCACACAGTGTATGTTGATAACGATATGCAATCGATTTACCCTGGATACAAACCGCATCTTGTCGACATATTGCGTTTTGATTTTAAACAAGGAAAGGTATTCCTTGTTCAAAAGAAGCGTACTCGTGCCGATATAGTATCTGAAATCGAACCTAACATATCTAGCTTTTACTCGAAGTCGTTACCTTTACGGTGGCTTGTAGCAACTCCCAATTGTCGATTAGCAGAGCATAAAAATGAGCTAAAGACTTTTGCTAAAGTGCTAAAGGACGCCTACTTTACTAAGTTATCTAAAAAAGTAGGCTACAGAGTTAAGGCTATTAGGCAGGGTGTTTTATTATCAGCCAAATATGGGGCCCTTGATAATTTGCTCCATAACCTAATTTGGAAAATGCAGGCACCGGATGCGCCCGCTCTTAATGATACATTAGTTAAAGACTATGACACCTATTTTAGGCCTTTCGGTTCTGACAAGGTGTGTACTTCAAGTATTACTGAGTTAACAAGCACCGGTACACCATTTATTAAAGCTCTAATACAGCTTTATGAATTACCAGATAAGCGCTGGGTTCGAAGATTACTGTCAATACGTCCTTTCTTTTATGTGAAAGTAATTAAGACGGCCAGCAAGATATTCAAAAGCATGGATTATCAAAAGGCCTTTACAGACCTCGTAGCAGAGGAAGGTGGGGGGACAGGATATATTCAATCGTGGCCAATATGGAATAGCGAACAGGCCTTGCTTATGTTTACAAAGTTCCTATCTATCATGATGCACCAATACGGTGAGCGGCGTACTCTATTGTTCATTAAAAACGCCGATTCTTATTCCGAAATTAAAGATACATCTGATATGTATCTTAGATTATCAAGAAGCAAAAAGAAAGAAGTTTGGGCTAGACGAATTCAAATTAAAGACCTGCATGACGAGATTGTGTGCTTATCTAAATTTGAAGAAGCCGAAAACTTACCAGTGCAACAGAGCTTACGCCATAAAAAGTTAGCAGATTCAGTTGAAGGGCTAACTTTCAATGTGATCAAGTCAACGCACGGCATCATCCGATTAGGCGTGCAATTGAATAATTGTGTTGGTACTTATGTCGATAAGGTAAAAGCTGGAACGTGTGCTATAGTAGGCGTCTATAAAAGTGACAAGCCCGTTGCATGTATTGAAGTTAATCCTAACAAGGATACAGATAACTTTGTTGAAATACACCAGGCCAAGTTAAAAAATAACAGATGTGTTAGTGATAACCACGATGTCAATTATGCTGTATGCCAATGGGTTAAGAAGCATAAATTACAAGTACCCCAATTTATAAGAGACATCCAATTTGCGAAGGGAGGAGCGATGTAATATGGATACAAATATCATCATAGCTACGGGCAGAAATCGCTCCGCCCGTAGCTGGAAGTCTCAAAAAATGACTTGGAGTGCGTTGGCCAACAAATTATCTACGCCAACAGTCACTAACGAAACGGCAGCTGAATACGTTAAAATGCCTAAGGACGAAAAGGGCCGGAGGAAAGATGTGGGCGGTTTCGTAGGTGGCTATATTCCCAATAATGGTAGACGAGTTAGAGGGGAAGTCAAAGAAAGATATTTGATTACCCTTGATGCGGATTCACCTAGCGAGGATTTTATTTCGAACCTTGATTTGGAACTAGGAGATATGGAATACGTGCTATACAGTACGCACAGCCATACCCCTGATAATCCACGATACCGCATCATCATTCCGACCGATAGAGTGATGTCTCCTGATGAGTACCAAGCAGTCTCGAGACGTATCGCCGATGATATTGGTATCGAATCTTTCGATTCCTCAACGCATCAGGCGGAGCGCCTTATGTATTGGCCGAGTTGCCCTAAAGATGCTAAATATGTATACCAACATAATGAAGGCAAGCTAATTTCAGTCGATACGTATTTAAGTACATACAGGGACTGGCGTGATACGAGCCTTTGGCCAACATCAAGTAAAGAATCTCAAATCAGGCTGAATGCAGCGAAAAAGCAAGGTAATCCATTAGAGAAAAAAGGCCTACTGGGTGCATTTTGTAGATGTTACAGTATCACAGAAGCGATACATAAGTTTCTACCAGATGTCTATGCGCCAACGCAGCACGAGGACCGGTACACGTATACAGAAGGCAGCTCAGTAGCAGGCCTAGTTATCTACGATAATGACACGTTTGCTTACTCGAACCATGCAACTGACCCTATCAGCGGTAAGCTCGTCAATGCCTTTGACCTTGTTCGCATCCACTTATTTGGCGCCGAAGATGCTGACGCTGATCCGCGCACCAAAGTAACAGACCTACCGAGCTATAAGGCAATGCTTGATTTTGTTAATGAAGACGGCGCCGCGCCTGTACTGCTCGATAAGGAGCGTATGGCTGATATGGAGTTTGAAGATATCACGGACGAGGATGAAGACTTTCTCGAAAAACTTAAACGTGACCGCCGTGGTACACCAGAGTCCGATGTATTCAACTGCTTAATCGTTCTTAAATACGACCCAGCGTTAAAAGGTAAAATCCGCCTTGACGAATTTGCACACCGCCTAGTGGTGATTGACGATTTGCCGTGGCGCGGTAAAGATGAAACACCGTACTGGACTGATACAGACGATGCGTGCTTACGTAATTACTTCGCTACGAAATACCTAATTAAGGGTAAAGGCATTATCGATGATGCTCTTCAGGAAGTAACACAAGCTAACAAATTCCATCCTGTGCGTGAGTACCTAACAGGACTAAACTGGGACGGTGAATGTAGAGTTGACACACTCTTCATCGACTACATCGGGGCCGAGGATACCGAATACATCAGGGCTGTCACTCGTAAATGGATGTGCGGCGCCATCGCACGAGTAATGGAACCTGGCGTTAAGTTTGATACGGCTATCGTATTATACGGCTCTCAAGGTCTTGGTAAATCGTTAATCCTAGAGCGGTTAGGCCGTAAATGGTTTAATAATTCGCTAGTCGATATTAAGACCAAAGATGCTCTCGAACAAATCCAGGGCTCTTGGATTAATGAGCTCGCGGAACTGGCACCTACCTACAAAAATGATAATGAAATTGTAAAAGCATTTATTAGCCGTACATCCGACCGGTTCAGGTCACCCTATGGCAGACGCACCGAAGAGTACCCTCGCCAGTGTGTATTCGCTGGTTCTACTAATAATCTCATGTTCCTTAAAGACCGTACAGGTAACCGCCGATTCTGGCCAATCACAGGCGACAAAGATCGTAAGACGAAAAACGCCTGGGACATAACGCAAGATGACATCGACCAATTATGGGCGGAGGCTTACTATTACTGGTCTAACGGTGAATCCTTAGTACTCGAGGGAGACCTTGAGGAAGAAGCCTTAAGAATCCAATTATCACACACAGAAGGTGGTGAACTCGTAGGACTCATTGAAGAATACCTTGAGATGTTATTACCTGAAGATTGGGAGTCGCTAGATATCTTTGATAGACGCGATTATATCAGGAACTATGGCGATGACGATCATTGTGGTTCAGTGCAGCGGGAGCGGGTGTGTGCCCTTGAGATATGGTGTGAAGTGATGGAGGGGGACAGGAAGAACCTGCAGAACGCAAAGGCGAGAGAAATCATTGATATCTTGCAATCCATAAAAGGGTGGAGCCCTTATTCAAAGAGCGTTGGTAAAATGCGATTTGGGAAGATGTATGGCGTGCAAAGAGCGTTTATAAGGGAGGACAGTACACTCCAAAATAAGGCAAAAATGATAGTTAAAAATCGTAAATAATCGTGTTGCCGATTTTTGTTGCCGATTAGCTAATTTTTAAGTATCGAAATACATCGAAATAGTTTTTATACAAGCCTATACATCGATATGTTTTGATATAGCGAAAATAATCGGCAACGGCAACACGTGTGGCAACAAAATCGGCAACACGTGTTGTGTAGTTGTTGTCTATCTTAATTGCAATTTGTTGCCGATGTTTTCTATTATTTACTAATAATTAAAAATAATAAATATATGAATAAGTGCTTGTATACATATACACGCAAAAAACGCAAATACGCGTATATATATATGTGAGAAAAAAAAAACAAAACATCGGCAACACAACCCCGATGAAGCCAGATTTTATATAGGCTGAGGCCTGTTGCCGATTATTTATTGAGAATGGAGTGAGAGAATGGAAAAAGACATCGAGCGTTGGTTGGGAAATCAACTCAAAAATCTGGGGTGCATATATATGAAATTCGTATCACCAGGAAATGATGGGGTGCCGGATCGGATTGTAATCTTACCGGGTGGCCTAGTCGTGTTCGCTGAACTAAAAGACGAGAAAGGGCGATTAAGGCCTAATCAACGCGTGCAGATAGAACGGATGCGAAAGCTGGGCGCCAGCGTTTCCGTAGTTACTGGTAAATTAGGGGCTACATTGTTTGTTGATGATATAAGAAGGGCGATTCATGAACTTTCATCCACACGATTATCAAAAGATAGCAATTCAAAGAATCATTGACCATACACATTATGGGCTGTTACTTGATATG